GACAGGAGTAAATGAGCCAGTACGGTAAAAAGCATTGCTACTAAGGTCAGTCATCTTAAAAGTTGATGCTGTTGTTTCTAGGTTTGTTGGGGCTATTGTCGCAGCTAGCTTTGCGCTGGTCACATTGCCATCAATAATCTTAGCTGTGCTAACAGAGCCATCAATAAGTTTGGCTGTGCTAACAGACGCATCCGGCGTTACTGTCGTTTGCAAAGCCAGTGAATTGTACACTACATAAATATCGTCTGTCGCTGCTACAGTGTATCCATTGAGTGTGACTGTAGTTCCTACAATCGAATACGAGGAAGTAGGTTTCTGACGGACATGGTTGATGTAGAGGTCAATAGCCTCTGGACTAGAAACAGCGTGGGTCAGTGTTAGTGTCCCACCTGTTGCACCAGTCAAATCTTGCTTGGCAGGGATGCTGCTAAAGCCTTCGGTTTGTTGATTTCCTATATAACCCATCAGTCATCACTCCTATGCGCTAATCGCGTCAACAGCAGACACCCAAACATCCAATGATGATGCTGTATCGGACTTAACCCAAAGCCTATCGCCTGTCTGAACGACAATCTTTGCGCCGCCATCAAGCAGTTGAAGTGCGCCGCCAGCAGCAATAGGTGCGCCTTTGATGAGGTAGTGGTCGGTAGCAACACCGTTAATTGTATGCTGAATATAAGCGTCAACCGTGATTGCGTTTGTTGACGTATTCGTCATATGGATACCTACGAGTGCGTCTTTTGAGTTAAAATTAGTGCCATCGGGGATATCAGCAGCGGTAGTTCCAACGCCTTGCCGCATGTATCGTATAAAATCTTGTGCCATTCGTTACTCCTCTAAAGGGCGATTGCCAAAGCTATTGCGAAGCCTTTTGTGGCAAGGTTTGTGGTGTCTGTTGCTACATCGTTCCAGTTTATACCGTCAAAAACGCGCAAGCCGTTATCAGTGCTATTAAAATACAAATCACCAGCATCTACTGAGCCACCATTGCCTGTTGGTGCTGCACCTGTTTGATAAGTTTGTGCGGCAGAATCGCTAGTAAATGCTCCGTAATACACATCACGCTGCGTCTGGGTTTCATTTTTAGCTTGGTTAGCCCAATACTTAGCTGAGTATTCAGCAGTATTTCCAGAGCCAGTAACAGCCGTGTCACGGTCAAAGCCTGTGCCGCCACCTAAAGACCATTGTTTTGCAGAGCCAGCAGTTATTGCTGTGCCTGATATTGCGTATGACTTAGCTGAATGTTCAGTACCGTCTACAAGATCAGCCTCGATAGCCCATGACTTTGCAGAGCCAGAACCAGCCGTATCAGTGACACCATCTCCACCTATAGCCCATGCTTTTGAAGAATAGCCTGTGCTATCAACAATGCCATCAACCTTAATAGCCCAATCTTGCACTCCGGCTGCACTAGCGGCTGCTAAAACAACATCGGCTGCTGTAGACACAGCGTCAGCGGCTGTGGAAATCGCATCCGCTGTCGTAGTGGCAGCATGTCCAGCCGCCGTTGCAACATCGGCAGCGGTCGAAATCGCATTTGCATTTATTGAGGAAACGCTACTTGCCGCTGTATTGGAATGAACAAGGGCTGATGCGGCACTTGCGGCTGCGTTGGCTTCAGATATTGCGGCAGCGTTCTTGCTGGCGAGAACAGCTTGTTCTGAAGCTAGGGCGGCGGCGGCTGATGCACTTGCCGATCCTTGAAGTTGTGGGCTAGTTCCTGAGTTTATAAAAAAGCTGCTATGTGCCATGAGTGCCTCTTAGTTCGTATTGTAGGACGATTGGTAATCAGTAAAAGTGTACGTTGGCTGAATTGACTGAACACCACCGTTCATCTCCTGATCATTTGCTTGCTCTTGAATCTCTGAAAGGAACAAGCCGTACTTTTGTTCAATCAAAGCTGCGCGTTCATCAAGAAAGTAATCAGCCGCATATGTCAGGGCAGCGTAGATAATCAAATCAGGGGCTACGGCTGCTATTGCGTTTTCGTCTGTGTTCTGGGTCATAGGTGGAAACTCACTGTAGTAGTAGAGAACAAGAGAACCCGTGGACGGTTGTGGGTGAACCAGTAAGCTCTGCTGTTGCCGGATAAACGTAGTTGGGCTTCCTTGTATCGGACTTACTGCTAAAGCTCTGTACTTAGACATCGGTATGCGTTGAAGCTCGTTGTCCTCATAATACAGTGAGATGATTTCCATAAAATTGTTTGGGAGCGTAACTGCTGGTGTTTGGCCTGTTAATGAGTATGTGATTACGCTCTCGTTAAGAGGAGTGCGGAGCTGACGCTGAATACGCGCGATACCTTGGTCAATGAATGTTTCAGTTAGGGCTGCGGTTATGTCGCTTCTGTTGAGCACGTTATTGAAGTGACTTTTGATATCGCCGTAATTCATAGCTTATGCCCTTCCAGTTTTAGGTTTTGGCTTTGCAGTCTTTGCTGCCTTCTTAAACGCTGCTGCTGTTGGCGCACCTTTTGCGCCAGCCTTCCGCATTTTCTCACCAGAACCAGCCGCTATTCGTTTTCTCTTTTTATGAATGTTTCCATAAAGACTCATTACGCCATCCCCTTCTTAGGCTTCTTCTTCTTATTGGAAGCGATCTTAACAGCAGCTTTCTTTGCAGCAGCTTTACCAGCCTTCGTGTATGCGTATTTCTGTCCACCAACATTAGGCATTATGATCTCCGTGATTTCTTACCGCTGCACTTCCACTTAGCGCGAGACAGTCTTAGAGGTGAGTTTGGGTTCTTGGCAGCTTTAGGATGCTTCTTCATCTGCCCATCAGATCGAGCACAGTAGCTGTCACCGTCAGATGTGCCTGACTTAACTTTGTACCCTTTGGCACCATACCTAACGGTCTTGTTGCCGACTTTCTTGCTAAACTTCTTAGGTCCACTGTAAGCCATCAGATACTCTTTTCTGTTGCCATGAAGCCATCTAGGTTTTCTGCTTTCAGCTTCTTGATGATTTCTTTGAAAGGCACTGAGCCATCCATGATGTCAAAGCCTTCCTTCTTCCACTTCTCGACAAAGATGACAGGTATCGAAGCTACATGCTGGAAGTCACCTTCGAGCTGGTTCGTACTGTGGTTCCGTTTGTCTTTGAGGTCGTCAAGAAAGCCTTGGCTAATTTGTTGGCTGTCTGTTCTAACGAGGTTGCCGGCCTCTTCACTGAAGTCGTTTTGGACTCCAACTAAATCAATCTTACTCATAAGAACTCCTTAAATAGAAAAGCCCCCAGAGTTTCCTCTGAGGGCTTGGTGTAAGGCGTGAGGGGCAGTGGTAAGGAGAGCAGAATCCACTGTGATCCCCTCACTCCTATCTCACTCCATTAAGTCAGGGCATCAATCTGTCCTGATCCTAGTGGATTCTTGTGCATGAGGCCGAGTTCCCCGACAACCATATGGGTGTCTGAGTCGCCTGTCTTTGCGAGTAATGTACGCGCAAACGGACGAAGTGATGCTGTGCGCCACATTGACGGATCAAGCAAGAAAGCATGAGTAGTCATCTGGTGGCGGTTAAGAGTCACACGGTACTCACCAAATGGGCTGACGTACAAATTGACAGCATTTGTGAGGGTCTTGTTACCATCATTGAACTCACGGGTACGACCAGCGGCACCTGTGAAACCAGCAATAATCAAACTGTCTGCGGGTTTCACCATAAGAATGGTTGCATCGCCACCATTGTTGTAAACAGCCTGACCAGTAGCTGTAATCATAGCTTCTGTAAGTGCGGCTGTACCACCAGCGGTTGTGTTACCTGCACCAATCAATTGATCGGCTGAATCCATCTCACGGGCTGTTGTAGCGTTACCAGCTACAGTAGCGTTAGAGGCACCAACAAAGGCGTATTCTACGTCTTTCTTGATCTCTTTTAGGGCTTTGGAAAGTTGGTCATGTTGTTCATCTAGGTTCGTTAATCCTAGACCGTCTTTCGACAGCTCATACTTTCATATGAGATCAGACTATCTCATGTCTGCTAGTTGCAGACCCATGCGCTTCCACCCACTTGGGTGTACTTCCTTTCGGAATAGTCGTTGCACCTTCCTCATCTCTGAGGCTTGGCTCAGGATTGCCCTCGACTTTACGTTAGGGGTTTCCCTGAGTTCACATGGTTTATACTACGCTACCATCTTCAACGCAGTTTCCTTCGCTCTACCGTAGGCTTTTACAGCATCAGCGGTGGCTGATACTTGGAAAGTCTTTTGTAGGATTTGGGTATTACCGTTGATCATTGTTGTTGGGATTGCTGTACCTGCTGATGCAGTAAATCCCTCAAGCTGTGCGTTTGATGCGGCAGCAGCAAGTGAGTCAGTCATGTAGCTATACTGTCGCGCATGAACCTTCTCAGTTTTGATCATTGAGTACATTGGTGTATCGGTTGGTGTGATATCACTAATGATGTTAGATACGTCCTCAGCGAGTCCGATCTGTTCGTAGGTCTTGTAGATTGCCATCTTGGGGGTTTTCCCTTCTTATTTGGCTAAGTTTTGTTTTTATGTCTCCCAGTTACCTAAGATTGCTGCTGCAATATCGTCTAAGTCCCTACCACCGTTTGCGACCATGTTTTGCCTAGCCTTCTCAGCTTTCGCCTTAGAGCTAGTCTTATTGTCTGGTGTACGTTTGCTTCGTAACACCTTCTTGGTGGCTGCACTTTTCTTCTTAACCAAAGCTACCTTCTTGCCTTCGTCATATAGACGAGCTTTGTTAAGCAGTATGATC